CCGAACGTGCTGGTGTAAGATTGCGTGACGCCGTTGTAGTGCAGGCCATCCCAGAGCGCCGCCGGGTAGGGCGCGACCTGTATGTTCTCCAGGACAAAATTCGACTGCTTGTTAAGCTGCATGCCCATGTTGCCGTTGACTGCGACAACGCCAGCCTTTTGCCCGAAGAACAGATTTCGCGCGCCATTGCGCGACCAGACGGCCGCGTTGTCGCCCCACACGATCGCGCCTTTGTTGGCCTGGCCGTTCACGATCCACGAACTGCCGGCCGTTTGGCCTTCGATCGTGATGTTGTTGCCGAGAATGACCAGCGACGAATTGAGCAGATAGGAGCCGACGCCAACGCTTATCACGCCGCCGCCGCGCGCTATGAGATAATCGGCCGCGCGGCGAAATGCCGGATAGTCGTCCGCTACGCCGTCGCCGATCGCGCCATAGTCCGCAACGCTCACGCGCTCGCGCATCTTGTCCTGCGCGCTGCGGGTGAGCGCCCCTATGCCGGCCTGGATGAAGATCGAATTGGCCGCATCGCTCGCCGTCCCCGAGCCGAGGAACCCCTCAAGCAGCACGATGTCGCCGGCCAGGCAGGGCTCGTCGAGCACGACGTTGCTGCCATCGGTCGCGGTAAATTCCTGCTCGGACAGGCGAACCCCGTTCACATAGGCAGCGACATAGCCGACCGTGTATTGCGCGTTGGTCTGGAACGTCGTCTGCCCGGCCGCGGCGACAATCTCGCGGCGCTGCGCGGTCACGGCAACCGAGCCCAAGGCTTCGCTTGGCAGGATGACCGGATCGCCGTTCGCATCAAAGCCGAGGATCCCCTGCGCGCGCTCGTCGGCCGGCGGAATATCGGGCACCGTCTCGCCGGGTGGCACCGCCAGCGCGCGGCCGGCGAGATCGAGGAACCCCGCGTCCTGCTCCTGCTCGATCATCATGTCGCGATCGAGCCCGAGCTCGTGGGTTTCGGCGGGGAAGCGATCGTTGGTCTGATAGTCGATCGTCTGCGCGCGCGGCGTGCCGCGGCGGATCGCGAGCTTCGCGCCGGCGAGGCTCGCCGCCAGCGTCAGCGTGCCGCCGGCATCGGTGCCGCCGCCGGTCGCCGTGTAGTCGGTGCCATAGGTCAGCTGCGAGACGATGCCCGCGGGATCGGTGCGCTCGGCGAGCAGGTTCTGCGGCGCCAGGAACCGAAACGGCACGGGGAACGAAAGTGTCACGCCGTCCTCGAGATATTCGATCGTGGGCGCAATGGCGGCGACGGTCATTAGTGGCCTCCCTTGGTGATGTTGCGGAAATCGGGGGCGCGCTCGGGTTCCATGTCGCCCGGGCGCCAGTAGAATTGCGAGCCCTGGTCGCGCGCGGTCTTGTTCATCCGCTGCCAGCTTTGCGCATAGCGCGGGTCGATTTCCTTCTGGATCTGATCGGCCACCATCCGGTCGAACGCGAGCCGCGTGTACCACATGGTCCCGCCGGGGATTTCGCTGCGCGCGAGCTTCAAGGCGTCGCCGGCGCGGTTGGTCGAGCCCACGAGCTTGCGCGCGCGCTCGAGGTCGCCGATGACGGGCCCGGCGATCGTCTCGGCGATGTTGCCGCCGCGCCCCTCGACGCTTTGCAGGAAGTCGCCGAGCGGCCCGAAGCCGCCGCCCTGCGCGATCGCCGCGCCCCAAAACCCGGGATTGATCGTCAGCTTGCCGGTCTTGGGATCGATGAACGGGCGCCGCGAAGCGTTGCGCGGGTCCTGGCCCCTGGTGATGACGTCCTTGAGCAGCAGCGAGAGCGCGCCCATCAGCGTGGTGCCGACCGCGAGCCCGGCCGCATACTTGGCCGCGCCGGCTTTCGAATCGGCCGCGCGCACGGCGATCCGGTGCGCTTGCGACGCCATCGCGCCGACCCCGAAGCTCTTGAACAGCGCGCCCGATTTGCCCAATTCGCCGAGCACCGTCCCGGGCTTGCCGGCCAGGCTCATAAACGCCTTGGTCGCGAGGTCGGGCTCGGGCACCGCGAGGTTGGTTTCGCGGTTGATCATCTCGAGCAGCCGATCGCCGAGCGCATGGTCCTCGATTTGCGTCGGCAGGATCCACGGCAGGCCGCCTTGCATGTCGGGCTTGGTCGCGCGGATCTTGTCCCATCCGGCCTCGTCGATGCCGTAGCGGTCGAACATGCGGCGGAACGCGGGATCGAGCTCGCGCCAGCTGCGCTCGGCGTTGTCGGTGATCGCGCCCAGGAAGCTCTCGCCGAAGGCCTGGCGCCCGGCGTCTGTGACGCGCGCGAGCCCCGAGCCGCGGATCACGCCCTCGGCGAGCCGCTTGGAGAATTCGCCGGTGAGCTCCTCGCCGAGGTGATGCGCCTGGCCGCCGCCGTGACTGAGCCAGCGATCGGCGATCAGGCCCGCGCGCACGGCCTCGCGCTGCGAGCCGCGCGAGGCCATCAGCCGCGCATATTGGCCGAGCATCTTGGCCGCGCCGAGCCCGTTGAACTTGCGCGTCGAGACCTGATAGGCGAGGTCCGAAGGCGTCGAGAGCACCGCGCTGCCGAGCTTGGCCGCGGTCTGCCAGCTGCGCACGGCCGAGCCGACCAGGGCGAGGTTGCGGTTTTCGACGCGGCGCGATTCCCCGGTGAATTCGCGCATGACGCGATCGATCTTGGCATTGCCGCTTTTCGCGCGATCGGGCGCCTTGCTGTCGGGCGCCGCATCCGTCTCGGCGCTCTTGGTGATCGTGTCCTTGAGCCATTGCACGGTCGCGTCGGGATTGGGCCCGAGGATCTCGAGTTGCGCGATATCGCGCGCCATCGAGCGGACGTGGCCGATCATCGCATCGTAGGCGCTGCCATGGCCGAACTGCTCGTTGTAGGCCTTCCAGTGATCGTAATCCTTCCACTGGAAAAACCGCTCCTCGCCGCGCTGGTTGGCGAGCGCGCCGGCGCCGGCGGGACCGCCGGGCTCGCGCGTGGTCCAGCTCTCCGAGCGGATCTTGGCGAACTGCTCCTCGAGCATCGCGTTCCAGGCGGGATCGGTGAAGGGCTGGCCCGTGCGCTGGTCGATCATCTTGGCGCGGTCGACGTTATCGTTGATCGCCTTGGCCCAGGCATCGAACCCGGCCTTGCGCACGGCGCGCGCCTCGTGGCTGACGGGGAGCCCCCAATTCTCGATCTTGCCGATATCGCCGCCGGCGGCGTTGAACCGCTGGCGCAAGTATTCGGCCGTCTGCTTCCAGGCGTCGGCGAATTCGCGCGCCGCGGCGTCGCCGGTCGCCGTGCCGAAGGCTTCGCGCCCGAGGTTGTCGAGCTCGGCCTTGTTGCGCGCGAAGCCGAACGTCGAGTTTGAGAACTTCTCGAGGATCGCGTTCATGCCGGCAAAGGCGCGCCGCTGGATTGCGCCGGCGCGGCCCTCGAGGTTGGAATAGGTCGCGCGATCGTCGCCGGCGAGCAGCGCCGCGCCGGCGCGCGGATCGATCGGCTTGCCCGCGGCCGCGGCCTGGCCGCCGTTGTAGCTGTCGAGCTCGCCGGCGATGCGCTGGCGCACCTGGATCGTGCGCGCGGCGAGCAGCTTCTTGCGCGTCAGCTGCGCCTTCATCGCCGCGATCGCGCGCTCGCTGGCCGTGCTCGCCGCCGCGCTCATCCCCATCTGATCCTTGAGCGCGTGGAAATGCTGGTTGTAGATGCGCTCGGCGTCCTCGGCCTGGCCCTTGTTGATCTTGCCCTCGTCGACGAGGCCCTGCACGCAAACTGAAATGCTCATGGCGTCGGCCTCCCCAGGAGGCAGCTTTCGATCGTGTCGATCGCCTTGGCCTCGTCCTCGAGCTCGGCGTGGATCTCCTCGATCGGCCGCAGGCCCTTGCCGTCGCCGAGGTCGACCGCCTGCCCCTTGGCCTCGAGCTCGGCGAGCATCCGCGGCTCGATCTTTCCGCCGAACAGGCCCTCGGGCATCACGTCCTCTTGCGCCGCGCCGGTCTTGCGCGCGCCGCGAAGCGGCTGCTGCGCGGCGAGGTCGAGCTCCTGCCGCTGCCTGGCCGCGAGGTTGGGATCGACTTGCTCGCCGAGATCGAGGCTCGGCGACGCCGGCGGCGCCTCGGCCGCATCGATCAGCGCGCGGCCTTTGGGCGTTGCCAGCACACGGCCAGATTGCGGATCAACCGCCGCGAGCCCTTCGGCGAGCAGCATCTTAACGCGCTGCGTGCCGCTATCGACCGGCGCATATTTGCCCTCGTCCTCAAACTCGACCATGAGTTTCAGGATATCCACCGTCGCCGGATCGCTTGGCTTGACCCCGCCTTGCCCGCCCGCTGGCGCCGCCGGCGCCTCGGCCGGCGGCGCTCCTGCCTCGGGCGGCCTGGCCGCCCCCTCGGGGGATGCGGCATGTCCTGCCGCGGGAATCTCTGCCGGCGCCTCGCGCGGCTCGATCTTCATGTGGCCTTGGCCGAGCGCCCGCTTCATCGTCCAGTTTTGCAGGAACGTGCCGCCGCCGGTTTCGGCGTTGCGGAAATAGGCCTCTTTCTTGTTGCCGCGCTCGATCGTGTAGGTTTCGCCGGCCCTCAGATAGTCGACGTCCTGGGTCAGCGTCACGGTATCGCCGCGGCGCACGAGCGGGTTCTCGTCGCCCTTCTTGCGCTTCGCCGCCGGCGGCTTCTTCGCCTCGGCCGCGGCCTCGATATCATGCCAGGCATCGTCGGCGGCCTTGTCCGCGGAGGCGCCGGCGGGATCATCGAAGGCCTTGAGGCCCTCGCTATCGAGAATTACGGGGCCGAGATTTCCGGCGGCGTTGGCGGCGTCGCGCTCGGCGCCGGTGAGATCGGGGGTTGCCCCGGTGACAGGCTCGCCGCCTCGGCCAGCTGCGGGTAAACGCTCTCCGCCAGGAACAGCACCCGCTTGACCCGGGCGCTCGACACCTTGAGCCGCTCCTTGGTCTCCTGCGTCACCTTCGGATCCTGCAGCGCCTTCTCGGCCAGGGCCAGCTTCTGGCGCAGCCGGTCGAGATCCTCCGCGGTCGGCGGCGGCGTCGACTTGAGCGGCGGCAGCGGCATAGTGTTCATAGGTTGGCTCCTCGGAATCGACCGCCGCACCCTGCAAATCGCCGTCGAGCTCGGTTTCGCCGGCCGGAATATCGCGATTGACCGCCTCGAGCAAATAGGGCGCGAGTTCTTCGGGGGATGCTTCGGCTTCGGGCTTGCCGAGCGGCGGCAGGCTGTCGGTGCCGCGCGCCATGATCTCGCGCGCATGGTCGATCTCGGCGAGCGAAAAGCGATCGTGGATGCCGAGCTCGCCGGCGACCGGATCCCAGGTCTGATAGGTCTGCACGAGCGCCTCGTTGCTCGTGACCTTATCGGGATCGGGCGGCTTGAAATCGCTGATCTTGGCCGGTTTGGGCGGCCCGTCCTCCCAGAAGCTATAGATCTTCTGGCCGCCGGCCTCGCGCTCGATCGCGCCGAGCACCTCGTTTTCGGTCGGCCGCGGCGTCACTTCGGGCGGCCCGAAATAACCGGCATCCCACAGCCGCTCGCCCATGTCATCGATCGACATGCCGGTCTTGCGGATCAGCGGGCCATGCCCGGGAATGAACCGGCCGTGCGTTTCCTTGAGATCGTGGCCCTTGGCGCCGAGCGCGCGGCCGGCCTCGTTGAGCCCGTCCTCGGAGATCCCGCCGTTGCGCGAAATGAACTGCAGCAGCGAATCCCCGCCGCGGTTGGCCGCCGGCTGCGCCTTGCGCCGATAGATCACGTCCTCGTCGGCGACGGGGGCGGCCTGGCGCCGGATCTGCTCGCTGCCCTTGCGCGCGGCCCCGGCCTGGCGGTTCGCCTCGAGCGCGCGGGCGCGGGCGAGCTTGCCGAGCGCCTCGCGGTTGCTCGAGAGCTCGCCGTTGGCGACGAGCTCGCCGAGCGCCATGTGCAGCTGCGTCGGCGAGACGCCGAGATCCTCGGCGAGCCGCGGAATGTTCGCGAGGCTTTGGCCGCGATCGGCGACGATCTGGCGCACCACGGGCACGAGCCCGTCGCGCAAAACCTGATCGCGCACCGCGAGCGGCTCGGATGCCGGCACGCCCGGCGCTTCGCCCGCGCGCTCGCCGAGCACCCCGGCGGGCGCCACCTCGGCCGGCGCGGGTTCGGGGCGCGGCGCGGCGGGCGCCTCGGCGATCGCCGGCGCCGGCGGCTCGTCGATCGCGGGTGCGCCGGCCGGCAGCGCCTCGCCGGGCGCCTCGCCCGGCCGGCCGAGCGCTTCCATCCCGCGCGCGAGATCCTGCTCGGTTTGCGGCCCCTCGAGCGGGCGCATGAAATCCTTGACGTAGGCCTGCAGCACGGCCGCGGGATCACTTTGCGCGAGCACGCTGGCGCCGCCGCGATCGCCGCCGTGGAGCTCCCAGGCGAGAAAATCGAGTTGCTGGTCGAGGCTCGGATTGGGCCCATAGCGGCGATGAAGCTCGGCCTGGCGCGGCCCACGCCACTGGCCGATGCCGACCGCGCCCTGGCCGCCGCCGTCGCGGTTGAGCGCGCTGGGATCGCTTCGGCTTTCGGCGTGGATCCCGGCGGCGATGCCGCGCGCCTGGCCTTCGCTAAACCCGCGCTGGCGCAGCCCGTCGACGATCGTGTCGCTGATGAAGCCCGCGCCCGCGCCTCGAGGGGCGGCGAGCACTCCCGCCGCCTGCGGGACGGCGAGCCCGTAGGGCGTCAGATCCTGCCCGGGCGTCAGCGCCGGCCGCGCCGGTATTTGGCCGGGCAGCATTTCGGCAAAATTCTGCCCGGGGGTCGGCACGGCCTGCAGCGCCTTCTGCGCCTGGTCGACGTTCTCGCGGTGCGTGCCGATCCCCTGGTAGCTGTTCTGATACGGATTGGTCGCGTCGACTTCGGCCTGGCGCTCGAGCACATGCGCGGCCGCCAGCTGATCGGGCGGCATGACCTTGCCCTCTGGCGTCGCGATCCTGAGCGCCTGCGCCGTGCGCCACGGCCGGCTTACCTCGAGCGCCTTGTCGATCGCGGCACCGCCGGCCAGGTGCGCGCCCTTGAGCACGGCGCCGCCGGCGCCCGCCATGGCGATCCGCTGCCCGGCCTCGCCGAGCGTTTCCTCGCCGCCCTGGCGCTTGGCCTCAAGCATTTCAAACGGCGTCGCCAGCGTCTGCGCGCCGGCCTGGCTCGCCGCCTCGTAGGCCATTTTCGCGGCCCATCCGGCTTCGCCCAGGCCGGGGATCGCGAGCATCGCCTGGTTGATCGGCGAGGCGAAGCCGCCGGCGAGGCCGCCGGGCAGGTTGGCGATCGTCCCGCCCTTGGCGATCCGCGCCGCGCGCGCCTGCTTGTCGCTCTGGAATTCGCCGGTGAGCCTTTTGTCGAAATCGGCCTGATTGTCGCCGATGCCGTAGGCGGCGCGCCGCGCCGCGGGCAGCTTCGCGTAATCCTGCCAGAAATGATATTCGTCGATCTTCGGCCGGCCCATGCCGGGCTCGCCGCCCAGGTCGAGCATATAGGCATCGGGCCGCTGCCCGGTTTCCTTGGCCAGCTGCGCGGCCGCATAGGCGAGCCGGCTATCGCGCTCCTCGTCGTAGCGGCCCACGGATTCGGCGCGGCCCTGCTCGAGGCTGGCAATGTTCGCGTCCCAATTGAAATCGAACGTGCCCGGCACCGCCTGCGCCGGCCGCAGCGGGAGCTCGCTGGTACTGCCGCGCGCCTCGCTGGTAAGCGGCCCGCTCATCGCCGCGGCCTGGCGGGCGGCGGCCGGTTCAGCGCGCCGAACTCCATGGCAAACGGCGTGCGGCGATCCTTGAGCGTCACCACCGTGCCGCCTGGCCCGTGAAACTGGTAGAACACGCGCCCGTCAGGGCCCGGCGGCTGCATCACCGGCGTCATCGTCCGCAGCTGGTCGCCCGTCATCGGCGTATGGTCGGCGTTGTAGGGCGCCATCGGGCCCTTGCTCGGCGTGTAGGCGTTGAGCGCGGTGTTGAGATCTTGCTGATGATAGCCGCGCGGCAGCACGACTTTCGCGCCGTTCCACTCGCCGAGCCGGTGGCCGAGCGCGCCGACGATGTAGTTCTTGAAATCGTCCTCGTTGAAATTGGCATCGCCGCTGCGCGCGTGCTGGTCGGCGTAGAGGTCGCGCGCGATCTCATAGACCGCGTTGATATCGCGCTGGTTGACGAGCCGCAGCGCGTTGCCGGTTTCGTCGGCGAAGATCTGCTGCGCCAGCTGGCCGTTCTCGCCGTCGATTAGCGTGCGGCCGAGATCGCTCTTGCGCGCGAGCGCCCCTTGCTGGACGCGGCCGATCATCTTCGGATCGACCATCGCCAGGCGCTGCAGCATCGCATCGCCGGGATCGATGAACCGCGAGGCGTTGATCCGCTGCTGCGTCGGCAGGCTCGCGAGCGATCGCGCGAGCTCGATCTGCCCGGTCGGCGAGGCCTCGGCATTGGCTTTCATCTGGTCGGCCTCGTGGCGCGTGACCATCGGCACGTCGCGCCCGTAGGTGGCCGAGGCCTGGCGCTGCCAGGCCGCGCGCGCGGCGAGGTCTTGCGGCGCCAGCGTCGCCGGATCGAGCGGCGGCGGCTTGAGGTTCTGCGGCCCTTTGTCCTGAATCCACTGCGCGGTGTCGGTGTCGAAACCGGCGCTCATCGCCGGCATTTTCTCGAGCAGCCATTTGAGCTCGGCGCGCTGGTCGTCGCTGGCCTTGTCGCCAAGCGCCTGCAGCTGGCCGATCCGCGCCTGCAGCTGCGGCGGCGGCGTGTTGAGGTAGCCGTTGTGCCAATGGGTTTCGCGAATGTTGTTGGTGAGCTCCTGCGCGAGCCCCTGGTCGCCGAGCGCGAGCGCGCGCTGGCGCAGCGTCATGCCATCGGCATCGTCGATCTTGTCGCCGCCGGCGAGCTTGGCGCGATAGACCTGGACGTCATCGGCGAGCTTGGCTTTCTCGGCGGCCTGGCCCTGGCGCTGCTCCTCGAGTTGCCGGCGCTGCTCGGCGATCGCGCGGTTGCGCGCGGCCTCGAGTTGGTCCTGCGTCAGCCCCGAACCGGCGAGCTTGCCGCTATCGATCAGCTGGATCACCGCCATCGGGTTCGGCGGCGCGCCGGCCGCGCCATCGGTGCCGAGCGTGCCCATCGTCAGCCGGTCGAGGTAGGCGCCATAGGTTGCCTGGTAGTCCTGCTGCGCGAGCTTTTTCTTGAGCTCGGGATCGATGTTGGCCTGGCCCGCATAGCGCGCGTCGACCGAGCGCAGCGTGTCGCCGAGCGTGGCCTCGGGATCGAGCGCATTGCGCATGGTGTTGGCGAGGACGTTGCGCGTCTGCCCGGTGTTGAGCGTGTAGTTGGCGATCCGCTTGCTCTCGGCGAAATCGCCCTCGCGCCCGAGCGTCGATTGGGTGAAGGCGTTCCAGTCCTGCGCCGCGTGGCGCTGGACCGAGCCCTCCTTGATCCCGCTGAGAAGATCGGCGCCCTGCGTGTCGAGCGCGTCGCGCATTTGCTGGACGTGCTGCGTATAGTCGGGATCGCCCTCGGCCGGATTGTTGCGCAAATAGCGCGCCTGTTCGTCGGCCTGCTGCTTGGCGATCGCCGCCTGCATCCCGTAATTGGCGAGCTCGCGATCGGCGGCGAGTTGGCGCTGCTGCGTATAGGCCTGCAGCTGCGCGCGGTTGACGACATCGCCGGCCTGGCCGAGCGCGCCGCCTAGCTGCGCGCCGAAGTCCTCGGGGCTTGCCAGCGGCATCGCCGCCGGCGCGTCGGGCATCACCCGCGGCTGATAGATCTGTTCCTCGGCCATCAGCTAGGCGCCGTCGCCGTGCCCCAACCGCGGGACATGCCGTAGAGATCCGCGCCCGTGCCGACGATCCCGCTCGCGAGATCCCATCCGGCGCGCTGGCGCGCCATGTTGCCCTGCGTGTAGAGGCTCGCGGCCTTGGTCGCGGCCTCGCGCCGGGTGTTGAGCGCGTCGAGCGAGGCATTGACCTGGCTCTCGGCGAGATCGTCGAGCGCCGAGCCGGTGCCGCCCTGAAAGCCATTGGCAAACTGCCCGCCGACCTGTTCGCCGAGCGCGCGCCGCGCCTGCTCGCGGATCCGCGTTGCCTGCAGGTTGCCGGCGATATTCTCCTGGCGGCCCTGCTCGATCAAATTGCGCTGGTTGGCGGCGCCGGCCGAGATCCCACCGATGCCCTTGATGAGGCCGCCCGCGACCTTGAAGCCTGCGCTCACCGGATCCATTAGGCCGCCTCCCCCATTTGCGCGAGCGGGCGCAGCAATTCCGGGGCGAGCCGCTCGTAGAGCATGAAAGACTCGCCGCCGCCGCCGTAGAGCCTGAGCACATGCGCGGGCGTCATCCCGAGCAGCTGCGCCCAGCGCATTTCGGGGGTCGGCACCAGGCCGGCGATCGCGACGATCTGGCCGCTATCGAGCCCCGGGTGCAGCGCGAGCCAATCCTCGAGATTCGGCGCGCGCGCGAGGAGCTCGAGCCGCGGCAGGCCGCAGCGCGCGATCTCGGATCGGACAAAGCGCGTCAGCGGCAAATGCGCGGATCCGAGGTGATCGGCGAGCATCGCCCAGGCGAGCCCGTGGACGCCGGCGAAATGCTCGACGATGCCGAAGCACGCGAGCAGCTGCTCGCCGCCATTGCGGTAGCGCGCGCGCGCCGACCAGGCGACGCGCTCGGCGGCGATCACCTTGGCGTCCGCGAGGCTCGTCACCGCAGGCATGCCGAACACGACGCGGGACGTGCGCCCCGCTTGCAGCGCGAGCATGTCGTCCGCCTCGAGGCGCGCAAACGCGAGCTCAAACACCTTCCTGGTCCATTTCGAGGCTGATCGCGGCGGCCGTGATCGTCGCCGGCAGCGGCTTGTCGGAAACAAAGCGCACGCGCCCCGAGCGGTCATATTCGGCGTCGACGTTGCCCTCCATGTCGCCGGTGAACAGCGGAATCGGCTGATCCATGAAATCGTGCGCCGAGCGCTCGAGCACTTCCTCGAGCGGATCGTTGGGCCCGGCGCCGCCCACCGAGATCCCGAGCGTCTCGAGCAGGCGCAGCATGACCTTGCGCGCGCGCTTCCACAGCCCCTGGATCGTCCCGCGCGCCGCGGCGATCTCGGGCGGCAGCGTGATCGCGGTGGCCGTGTAGGCGAGGCCGATCGCGATCTGAAAGGCATAGGGCGGCGCGGCCGAGCTCGGCAGATTGAGCGTGCCGTCCGCCGCCACGGTCATATTCGGCACAACCGCGCCATCGGCGAGCACCGCGACCGGCTGACTGGCAAGATGCGTGAGCCCCGAGAAATGGGTTTGGTTCGCCGCCGCGGAGGCCGAGACGCCGGCGTCGACGTAGAACGCATTGGCCTGCGGCTCGCCGAGCTCGCGCCAGGGCGCTTGCTTCCAGATCTCGCGCCGCGTGCCGCCCGGCGTCGCGCGCGCGACGAGCAGCCAGAGCTCGTCGGTGACGCCATCGGCGCCGACCACCGACACGGCCGAGAGCGCCTGCGCGGCCCCGCCGAGCACGATCCGGCTGAACCCCTTGACCTGGAGCTTGGTGTCCGAATGGACGGCAATCTGCCCATCGCTCCTGACGGCATGAACGAAAGCGAACGGCCAGCGCTGATAGGCGAGCTGGCGGATCCCGCCGCTCGTGATCTGCCGCGCCGACACGGTGAGATCGTCGGCGCCGTAGCGATCGGGCTGCACGTCGTAGCCGGCCGCGCGGATCCGGCGCCCGCCGCGCTCGACGAACAGCGTCTTGGTGCCGACCTGCAGCGGCGGCAGCGCCTGGCTCCCATAGAACGACTGCGGCTCCATCGAAATGTTGTCGCCGGCGACGACGGCCTGCGAATTCGTCGGGCCGACCGCCAATTCCTTGGACGCCGTGCCGAGCAGCAATTTCTTGAGATCGGCGACGCCCCATAAGGGAGGATCTTCGGTCGCGAGCGTGCGGCGAAAGCCCATGTCGGCGGCGATGATCCCTTCGCTCGTATAAGTCTGGTAATTGGCGCGGCCGCCGCCGAAGTCGCCCGAGACCGTGGCGACGATATCGAAGCCTTTGACGTGGACCATCCGCCCCTGCCAGAGCAGCACGATCGCCGGATAGCCTTCGACGTCGGAGAACAGGCTATGCGACCAGCGATAGGTCGGCGGAATCGTGCCCTCGGGCATCTGCCGCAGCACGATCGCGCTCGCCGATAGGCCATCGCCGGCAACCGCGGTAATCCGCGCGATGCCGAATTGATCGCTCAAATACTTCCACTGGACGCCATAGGGGCCCTTGCCGCCGACGTCGCTGCGCGTCGCGCCGTCCCAGGCGAGCCCCTCGGTGTGCGTCGGCGCGATCGTGCCCGTCGTCCCCGCGGTCTGCGCGACGTACTCCTTGCCCTCGTTGACGTAGCCCTCGCCGACCGCGACGCCGACCCGGCCGGGCTCCCAGGCCACGAGCGCGATCTGCGCCGCGCGCACGCGAAACAGCGTGCCGACATGGCCCGGCTGAAAGATCGGCGCGGTCGCGTGGATCGTTGTCGGCGTGGTGCCATCGGTGATGACGTAATCGACCGTCACGGTGACGGTCTTGTCGGTGTTCTCGTCCTTGAACGGCCCGAATTCGTTGGCGATCACGCTATAGCTGAAGGTGACGGCCGACGTGCGCGCGATCGCCGCCGGCGGGTGCCCGGGATGATCGAGGTAGAGCCGATCGTAGCTTTGTTGCGACCACACGGCCGGCGCCTCGGCCGCGGTGTAGGGCACGCCCAATTCGTAAGGCACGCCGGGCGAGGTTTCGACGCGGGCGCCGTTGGTGAAAAACCGCACGCGGCCATTGGTCCACTCGAGGACATATTCCTGCGTCGTCGAGAAGCGGAACGCCGAGACATGGCTCGAGGCCGGATCGGCGTCGCGGATATATTGGAACCCCATGCGCTTGACCAAGGGCCCGAGCTCGAGCGCGAGGAAGTTCTCGCAGGTATCGAGGCCAAACTGGTATTGATCGGTGTCGACGCGGCCGCCCATCATCGGGTCGAGCTCGCCGGCGAGGAATCCCGACAACAAATGTCGGATCCCCGGCGAGGAGCGCCGCGGCGTCACCATCAGACCTGGCCCGGCCGAGCGATCCCCGACCATCCGAACCGCGCGGAGATCCAGGAGCTTTCCTCCTGCTCGAGCGGCGGGTTTTCGCGCGCGTCGATCGACTTGGCCGCCTCGATCGCCAGGCGGTAGATCTGCGCGCCCGTGGCCTCGTCGTAGGCGCTGCCGGCGATGCGCCGGCCGATCGTCCAGGCGATGCGCTTGCCGAAGGCATCGGCGAAGGTCTCATCCCAGGCCTCGGGCGCCGGCACGTCGATGCAAAACCGCACATAGAGCGGCGGCGCACTGTTGCTGAGGATCTGCCGCCCCTCGAGCCGGTAGTCGTCGCGCGGATCGTCGATCAGCTCGACCAGCTTGAGCGCCTCGGCCGGCAGCTGGTAGGCGAACCCGTAGGGATAGGGCACGGCCGCCGCCAGCGCCGGCAGGCCGGCGCGCTGGCAGGCGAAATTCCATTCGCCGTCGCGCAAGGTCGCGCGCCGCTGCAGATCCCAGACGGCCTTGATCGTGCGCGCGAGCACGGTGTTGTCGTCGGGAGAGGTGATCCGCGCCTGGTTGCCGATCAGCGTCGCGGCGAGGTTGGCGATCTGGACGTAGTTTGCCATGACCGGCCGCCTTTCACAGCGGCGGCCATTTGTTCGCGTGGATCTTCGCGACGAGATCCTCGAGCAGCACCAGGACGTCGCCCTTGGTCATGTGCGTGGCGTCGATGTTGAGCGAGATCGTGTCTGTCTGCGCCTCGGGCGTGCCGGCGGCGATCGTCACGTTCTTCTGCGCGTGCTTGCCGCGCGGGACGGTGAATTTTGCGGTAAATGCCATGCGGCTTGTCCTTCCAAGGTTCGGCCGGGGGTTGCTCCTCGACGCGGAATCCCCCCCGGCCTCGGTTCCCAAGCGGCGGCAGGTTTGCGGGGCCGCCGCCTGGTTGCCGATTTCATTCGCCAGCAGTGACGATCTCGAACGTCAGCAGCACCGCGGCGCCGACGCCGCCGACCCCGAGCGTCGCATAGAGATCCTCGGACGGGCCCGGCGGGTCATCGAGCGTCGAGGCCTTGGGCCCGATCGCGGTCGGCACGTTAACCGCGGTCAGCGTCGCGCCCGAGCAATAGAGCCCGGGGTTTGCCAGCGTGCCGATGTCGGCGGTCGTGGTGCCGAGCGAGGTGTCGGTCGTCAGCTTGATCTCCGTGACCTTCTCGTTGCCGGGCTTCGTGCAGAGGAACACCTTATCGGCCGCGGCCCAGGCCTGGCCCGGCACTTTCGAGCCCAGGAACGTGCGCTTGCGCGCATGGCACTGGCGGCCATCGGAGCGGCTCGCCGGCGAGGTGCCATCGGCGACGCCGACTTGCTGCATCACATATTGCGTGGTCATGGTCTTGTCCTTTCCCCGCGCCGATCAGGCCGGAACCTCGCTGTTGAGGATGTATCCGACCTTGCCGGCCTGGGTGCGCGTCGCCGCGAGCGTGGTGCCCGCCCACACTTGCGTGCTCAGCTGCTTGGTCGGCACCCGCGAGACGTCGGTGCGCAGCCGGTTCCAGAAATTCACGCGCACGCCCGAGCGGACCCAGAACGGGTTTTTGCGGTAGCCGTTGCCGTCGACCGAAAGCGTCGGCACGGGGCCGAGCCTGGGGTTGGCAAGCTCGAGCGGAATGAACTTCCACCCGAGGAGCTCGACGACGCGGCCGTTTTCATCGACGCGGCCGCCATAGGCCTGCTTGAAATCGGCGCTGGTGACGTTGATCTCGGAGAGCAGATCGTCGGACTGCTCGGCCGTCAGCACCATGTATTTCTGCTCGGCGGTGTCGACGAAGTTCTTGGCGAGCAGCATGTTCGCGGCGCGCAGCTTGGCGACGTTGAAGCGCGCGGGCCCCGAGGCGGCGCCGACCGTGACGGGCACCACCATGCCCGCGGGGAACGGCGTGACGATGGTCCCGTCCTTGCCCGAAATGACGTTGCCGTAGATGCCCTCGAGGATGCGGCGATCGCGTGCGCGCGCGACGACGTTGCCGCCCTCCTTGGTGTAGGCGCCCTCGAGATCGATCCCGGTCGACAGCTGATCGTCGTTGTCGACGATTTCGGCGTAGTAGATCTCGGGCTTTTTCGGCAGCCAGATGCCATCGTGCGGGGTGTCGGCATATTTGGTGTCGCCGTGGCGCTCGGTCGCTTCCTGGCCGTCGGCGTTGCCGATCAGATCGGTGACTTTGACCTTATCGGCGCCGGCGTCGTCGGTGACTTCGACGGCGGGGAGCAGCATCGCGACGGTTTGCTGCAGCACGGACTCGACGTTGTTCATGTATTTGGATTGGAAGGATGCGGGAACCTGGCTCGACATGGCCTGATCCTTTCGACTGAGGTGAGAACCCAAGGCGAAAGGCTAAGGGGCGTGGGGCCCGGCCCATCTATCGTTTAACGGCCGCGATCGCCGCCTGGCTTGGCCCCGGGCGCCGCGCGTCGATCACGGGCTAGGCGGGGTTTCAGGGCGGACTGATGGGACGCAGGAGGCAGGGCTTTCCAGGGGGGAATGCCAAATTCTGTTTCCCACCAGCCCGCGCCGAGAAATGCGCCTCGAGGCGCCGGCCTGTCAAGCGGGCAAAGCGCACATGGGCCTATTTTGCCCTGAGAGCCTTTGTGAGCGCGGCGCGGCGCCGCAGGTACTTGGATAAGGCCGGGGCACCGTTTCGCGCTGAGGGTGCTTGTGGCGGCACAAAATTCAGGCTTGCGGCACGAGCTCGAGCGCCGCGGCGAGCCGGCGATCGAGCTCGGCTTGCGCGCCGGCGCGATCGGGATCGGCCTCGACGAGCGCCTCGAGGTGGGGAATTCCGGTTTCGATGCTCTCGAGCACTTCGAGGCGCGTCGCGCGGCGGCCGCGCGCGTACCATTCGACGCTATGCGGCTTGCCGATATCGAACAGGGTGCCGCCGGCGCCGTCGTCAAACAATTCGTAGCGGCGCGTCTGCCAGATCAGCGTCACGCCGGGGTTGCGCTCGAGCATGACGCCGGGCGTATTCTCCCGGGTCCCGCCGTAGTGCTCGATCGGCACGCGGCCCATCGCCGGCTTGCTCAGAAACGGGCAGTTGAGCGCCGAAAACCGCGCACATTCGAGATGACAGGGCGGCTCGGCGCTCGTGCGGTTGACCGCGCACATCGGGCCGATCACGAAGGCCTTGATCCGGCCGAGCTCGCCGCCGCAGACCCAACACAGATTGCGCACGATCGCGCGCTGCAATTTGCGCGGATCCATCGCGGGAAACACGGGCTTGCCGTCCTGCCAGGCGACGAACCACGGCACCGGAAAGCCGCGATGGTCAATCGCCAGGCCCGCCATCTTGCGCGGCATGGCACGGAACCGGGGAAAATCAGCCAT